ATGCGCCGCTGCCAGATCGCCAAACACCAGATTGAGCCGCAGGACGACGACTGGCGCACCTGGCTGCTGCTGGGCGGGCGCGGGTCGGGCAAGACCTTCGCCGGGGCCGTCTGGATCGACGCCCTGGCGCGGCAGGAGAAACGCAACTTCGCCCTGATCGCACCGGCGCTGCATGACGTGCGCGAGGTGATGGTGGAGGGGGTGTCGGGGTTGAAAAGCCTGACGCCCGCGGGCGAGCGGCCGCGCTGGGAGGCGGGGCGGCGCAGGCTGGTGTGGCCCGAGAGCGGATCGGCGGCCTATGCGTTTTCGGCCGAAGACCCCGACAGCCTGCGCGGGCCGCAGTTCCACTATGCCTGGGCCGACGAGTTCTGCGCCTGGCGGAACCCCGAGGCGGTGCTGGCGAACCTGAGGTTCGGGCTGAGGCTGGGGCAGGAGCCGCGGCTGACGGTGACGACGACGCCCCGCCCGATCCCGGCGCTGAGAAAGCTGATGGCCGAGGACGGGACGGTGACGGACCGGGCGGGGACGCAGGCGAACGCGCAGAACCTGTCGCCCGGCTTTCTGGCCCATCTGAAGGCGCTGTACGGCGGAACGCGTCTGGAGGCGCAGGAGCTGGAGGGGCTGGTGGTCGAGGGCGAGGGCGCCCTGTTCCGCATCGAGGATCTGAAGCGGGCGCGGGGCGCGCGGCCTGCGGAGCTGGACCGGGTGGTGGTGGCGGTCGACCCGTCCGCCACGGCGAGCGGCGACGCGTGCGGCATCGTGGTGGCCGCACGGCGCGAGGAACGGGCCTTTGTTCTGGCGGACCGGACGGTGCAGGGCCTGTCGCCGGGCGGATGGGCGGGGGCCGTCACGGCGGCGGTCGATTCGTTCGGCGCCCACGAGGTGACGGCGGAGGCCAACCAGGGCGGGGAGATGGTGCGCACGGTTCTGGTGCAGGCGGGATGTCCGGCGCCGGTGAAACTGGTTCACGCCTCACGCTCCAAGGCGGCGCGGGCCGAGCCGGTGGCCCTGCTGTACGAACAGGGGCGGATGGTCCACTGCGGGGACTTCCCGGCGCTGGAGGAAGAGATGCTGGGGCTGGGATGCGAAGGCGGAAAATCGCCTGACCGCGCCGACGCCCTGGTGTGGGCGATCACGCGGCTGATGTTGCAGGCGCGCAAGGCGGGACCAAGGATGAGGGCGCTTTAGCGCTGTCCGCCGTCCAGGATTTTTGACCAGGAGAGACGATATGCCGGCCATTCCCGAACGGGACGGATTGCTGAGCCATGGGCGGGACGCGAGCGGCCCGGCCCGACGCGCGGCGACGGTGACGCCCAGTGATGCGTCGGACCTGCCGAACTACGCCAAGGCGCTGTATGTCGGGGCGGCGGGCAATGTGCGCGTGCTGCCGACGGGGGCGCAGGATGCGGAGGCCGTGACCTTCGCCAACCATCCGACCGGCTGGCTGCCGGTGCAGGTGCGCCGGGTGCTGGCGACCGGCACCACGGCGGCCCAGATCGTGGCGGTGTTCGATTGAGCCTGCCGGTCAATGCGCGGACAGCAGCGGCAGGCGGTGCGCTGGCGCCCGCCCGGCCCGTGTTCGACAAGCCCGATCTGCCCCGCTGGTCGGCGGCGGTTCGAGCCATGCTGGCGGGGCAGAGGGACGCCCGGCTGCTGGTGATCGGCGACAGCGTGGCCCAGGGGTTCGGCGCCGTTTCCGGCGGATGGACGCCGGACGGGCGCGCCGCCGCCTGGCCCCGGCGGTTGGCGGACCTGATGCAGGCCGGGGGACTGCCTGCGTCGGCGGCGTCGGTGGCGGGGGCCGGTGCGGGTGATCTGGCGACCGGCGGCTATGGCGCCTATGACCCGCGCGTCAGTCTGGGCAGCGGTTGGAGCGTCACCACCCTGACCAGTCTGGGGGGCAAGCTGTTTTCGACCCCCGACTGGGGAGCCGATGTCTGGAGCTTTCAGCCGGACGGGCCGGTGGACAGGTTCGACGTCTATGCCGTGTGCAACACCCTGCTGGGCGTGATCGCGGTGGAGACGGACGGCGTGGAGCGCGGGATCATCGACACGATGAAGCCGCCCGCGCTGGAGCGGCATACGATCAGTTTCCCCGAGACGACGGGGCCGATCTCTCTGCGGCGACGGTCAGGCGGTGGAATCTTCATCGCGGGCGGGGTGGCGTGGAAGTCCGAACTGCGGCGGGTGCAGGTGATCAACGCGGGCTGGGGCGGCTCCAGGGTCGCGGACTGGACGACGACGGATCAGGTTTACCGCGCCTATGGCGGTCTGCCGACGGTGGGGGCGGACCTGACGGTGATCTGCCTGACCATCAACGACTGGAACAATGCGACGACGCCCGCCGCCTACAAGACGCAGATGGGCTTGCTGGTCGATCGGGCGTTGCTGAGCGGCGATGTGCTGATGATGACGGGGACGCCGTCGGACCCGGCGCAGGGCAAGGCGGCCTATCCGGCGCAGCAGGCGATTGCGGCGGCGGCCGTGGAGGTGGCGACGGCGAAGGGGCTGGCGGCGCCGATTGACGGGGCGGCCCTGTTTGGAGGCGGCTTCGCCCCCGGCCTGATGTTCGACGCCGTCCATCCCAATGCGGCGGGCCAGGCGCGGATCGCGGAGGCCGTAAAGGCGCGGGTGATGATCTGAGGTTGAGTCTGGATCGCGTCAGGTGTTAGCCGTGACGCATGGGGGGACGGTACGACAACATCCAGGTGTTGCGCTTCGTGGCGGCGGGTCTGGTCGTCACGGCCCATTCGGTCGATCTGGCGGTGACGCGGCTGGGGCTGGAGACGGTTCTGGCGGGCGGGGGGCTGGAGAATTTCGGCGCCGTGGGCGTCGACATCTTCTTCGTCATCAGCGGCTTCATCATTGCGACGACGACGCGCGGCCAGGCGGGACTGGCGGCTGCCGGGGGCTTCCTGTGGCGGCGGTTCCGAAGGGTGGCGCCGATCTACTGGCTGCTGTCCGTGCCGATCCTGATCGGGATGGCGCGGGGCGGGACGCTGAGCCCCGAGGTGGCGACCGCGACCTTTCTGTTCTGGCCGTTCAGCGGACTGAGCATGACGTTTCCCGCCCTGGGGCCGGGATGGAGTCTGTGTTTCGAGATGCTGTTCTACGCCGCGTTCGGGTTGGCCATCGTCGGCGGACGCCGGGTGGGATGGGCGCTGGTCGGGGCCTATCTGGCGATGATGGCGGCGGGTCTGGTTCTGGCGTCGCCGGTGCTGAGGTTTGTCGGGGCGCCGATTGTGCTGGAGTTCCTGCTGGGCGTCGGCGTCGCCTTGATCTGGCGGCGGCTGCCCCGACGGGCGGGCGTGTGGGCCGTGGGGCTGGCGCTGGCGGGGTTCGGACTGGGGCTGGTGTTCGGATACGGCGGCGTCGGCGGCGAGGCGGCGCTGAATGATCCGTGGACCGGCCTGATGCGGGCAGCTGTCTGGGGCCTGCCCAGCGGCCTGCTGGTGCTGGGTCTGGTGCGGATGGAGCGGATGTATCAGGCGCCGGGGCCGTGGCGGCGGCGCCTGATCTTCATGGGAGACGCCTCCTACGCCGTCTATCTGGTCCATGTGCTGGTGATCCGGGCGCTGGGGCGGCTGTTCGAGATGGCCGGGGTCAGCGCGCCGGGCGATGCGGTGGTGGTGTTGACGATCATCGCCAGTCTGGCGGCGGGCGCGGTGGTGCATCTGTGGGTCGAGACGCCGCTGCTGAGGCTGATGAGCGGAAATGCACCTGCGCCGCTTGATGCGAGGCTTCGTCGCCCGGTCGCGTAGGAATCTGGGGCGCAGACGAACCCTCATCCGGCCCTGCGGGCCACCTTCTCCCACAGGGGCAAGGGACAGGAATTTCAGGAGATTTTGATGGTTTCGATCCGATGGCCGTTCGGCCGATCGGCGCAGGCTTCTGCGCCCGAGGTCAAGGAGAGCCGGGCCGGGGCGGTGGTCGCCTTTTCCAGCGTGGGACGGGCGCGGTGGACGCCCAACGACTACGCCAGCCTGGCGCGCGAAGGCTATCAGAAGAATGCGGTGGCCTATCGCTGCATCCGCATGATCGCCGAGGCCGCCGCCGCCGCGCCCTTTGTGGTGTTCGTCGGCGGGGTGCGCGACGACAGCCACCCGCTGGCCAGGCTGATGCGTCGGCCCAACCCGGAGCAGTCGGGAGCCGAGCTGATGGAGGCGGTCTATGGCGCGCTGCAGGTGTCCGGCAACGCCTATGTCGAGGCGACCGGCGATGCCGACGGCGATGGGGCGCCGGACGAGTTGTGGGCGCTGCGGTCCGACCGGGTGAAGGTGGTGCCGGGCCGGTCGGGCTGGCCCGAGGCGTGGGACTATTCAGTCGACGGGCGCGCGGTGCGGATCGCGCGGGCGGCTGACGGATGGGCGCCGGTGATGCATCTGAAGCTGTGGCACCCGCTGGACGACTGGTACGGGCTGTCGCCGCTGGAGGCGGCGGCGCAGGGTGTGGACGCGCACAATGCGTCGGGCGCCTGGAACAAGGCCATGCTGGACAATGCGGCCCGGCCCAGCGGGGCGCTGGTTTACGGCGCGCGGGACGGAGAGCGGCTGACCGACAGTCAGTTCGAGGCGCTGAAGGACCAACTTTCAGGTGTCTACTCCGGCGCGGCCAACGCCGGGCGGCCGATCCTGCTGGAAGGCGGCATGGACTGGAAACCGCTGAGCCTGACGCCCGCCGAGATGGATTTTGTCGCCGGCAAACATGCGGCGGCGCGCGAGATCGCCCTGGCCTTCGGGGTGCCGCCCCAGCTGCTGGGGGCGCCGGGAGATTCGACCTACGCCAACTATCGCGAGGCCAATGCGGCCTTCTGGCGCCAGACGGTGATCCCGCTGGTCAGGAAGGCGGCGGGGGCGATGACGGGCTGGCTGGGCGAGCGGTTCCCCGATTGCGATATCCGGGCCGATCTGGACGCCGTGCCCGCGCTGCAGCCTGAACGCGACGCTCTGTGGGCGCGGCTGGAGGCGGCCAGCTTCCTGACTGAGGACGAGCGGCGCCAGATGGCGGGGCTGGGGCGTTGAGTGACGAGTGACGAGTGGTCAGTGGCGAGAAGATGATGGGTGAAGGCGACGCGGTCGCCTCGTCGCGCCACTCTTCCTGGCCGCTTCAAGGGAGGCGATAATGACCGAACATCACATCCGGCGCGTGCCAACGGCGCTGCTGATAGCGGTGGTTGTGCAGACGGTGGGCGGACTGGTCTGGGCCGGAGGCGCGGCTGCGCGGATTGCGACGCTGGAGCAGCGGGTCGGGGAGCAGAGGCTGGTCGCCGAGCGGCTGGCGCGGCTGGAGACGCAGGGCGAGGCGACGGCGGCGGCTGTGGAGCGGATCGAGCGGCGATTGGAGGGCGCGAGATGAGCGGCGAGCAGCGAAGGACGAGTGGTGAAGATGAAATCAGAGCGGCGGGAGGAACTGGTCGCCCGTCACTCGCCACGCGTCACTCGCCACTAAATATCGAAGGCTACGCCTCCCTGTGGGGCGTGGCGGACCTGAACGGGGACGTGGTGCAGGCGGGCGCCTTCGCCGACAGTCTGGCGCGGACGGGCGCGCAAGGGGTGCGGATGCTGAGCCAGCATGACGCCCGCACGGTCGTCGGGGTGTGGCAGGACATCGTTGAGGACGAACGCGGCCTGTTCGTGCGCGGACGGATCGAAGACTGGTCCGCCGAGGCCCGCTTCGCCGCCGCCCTTAGCCGGGCAGGCGCAATGGACGGCCTGTCCATCGGCTATCGCACCGCGCGGTCGCGGCGCCAGGGGCGGCTGCGGGTGCTGAGCGGGGTGGACCTGTGGGAGGTGTCGCTGGTGACGTTTCCGATGCTGCCGGGCGCGCGGTTCAGGCCTTCCCAGGGGGCGGGGCGGTCAAGGGGGTAAGCGTCACTGGCGGCGGCGAGTCCGTCGTTTCGCCCCGCAGTTGGCCGGCGACGACGCGGACGGCGACGGGGCGACCGTCATCCGAACGCCTGGGATGAAAGAAAAGACCAAACATGTGCGCTCCGGTTGTCCGCCCGACATGGGGCGGTGGTTCTGGATTGCAAGGCGAAGCGGGCGTTCAGCGCGGTTTGAGGGTCTGGAAGACGCCCTGGCGGTCCAACTGATCGGCGAAATTGGCCATCACCGCGCGGCCCTTCTTGCCGTGGATGAGGCGCAGTCCCCAGAAGGCGACGATGATGGCGAATATCCAGCCGGTGTGCAGCGTGGCCCTGACGAACAGGACGAAGATCAGGGCGAGGGCGTATGCGCCCAGATAGACCAGGGCCAGCCGTCCCGCCGCCGAAGTCGACGGGTCCGACAGGCCCGCCAGCATTTCTGCAAAACCAGGGGGTGTGGCGGTGTGGGGCGCGGGCTCGGAGGCGACGGCGTGCGCCTGGTCCTGAGGCCTTGAGCGAGGCTGGGGTTGGGCCGCGGGCTGGGTTTGGCGTTTCGGTTTGGCGACGGCTGGTTCCGGCGCGCGTCGGGCGGGGTGGTAAAGGACGGACCGGCCCTGTTCATCCACGATGAAGACATCACCGAAGGGAAAAGTGGCGAAGTCCAGGCCGCGCGTGTCCTGACTATAGCTTTGGCCGTGCAGGGCCGTCAGCCGCCCTTGCCGCAGTTCGATCTGGAAGCCGACAGGATCAGGCAGGTCGCCGACCATGACATGAACCGTGCCGAACAGGCCGGTGGCGTCGGGATTGTCGGTGCGTCGGTTCGGATCGGCGTTGAACTGGGCGTACAGGCCCGCGCCGGTGTTGCGGCGCAGACCGACCGAGCCCGAGGCGATCTGGGCCGCCAGATCGGGCACGCTGTCGCCCATCTGCCAGACCATGGCGTCCAGGACGGCGCTTTCGAGGGGCGTCAGGTGGGCCATCACTAGATCAACGCGTAGAGGGAAAGGGATGGCGGCCGGTTTTCTTGGCCGTGGTGACGTAATGATCGTGCATCTGGCGCAGCGATAGCCATTGGCCGATCAGGAGCGCCACGCCCATCAGAGTGAAGAAGACCGGCCAGTAGGTCAGAGGCAGGGGGCGGTTCAGCCACTGAGACAGCCGCCCCAGCGGGTCTGTGATCGTGGATATGAACACCAGCGATCCGATCGCCAACAGGAACAGTACGTCGATCAGGACAGAAATCAGGCGGGGAACCGGCCCGCCCCAGTTGACGACAAGCGACTGTAGGAATGGCGGCAGGCTTTCGATGGGCGGTTGTTCGTCGATGCGCAGAAACTGGCCGACCGGCACGGGATCGGGCCGATCCGACATCTGCAAGCGATGTAGAACCGGCAGGGCGCGGTTGCGTGCGCGTTGTGCGGGCCATTGCAGCCAGCCGATGAGGAAGGCGATCAGGGCTGGAACGAATGGAAGCAGCTTCAGCAGCCAGTTCTCCTCGTCGAGAGTGATGAACTGCGAGTTTGTGGCGAGGGCGAACACGGTCAGCATCCCTAGCGGCAGCAGGCCCCAGAACAGCTTGAACAGCCAGGAACGCCGAAGCGCGTTCAACAATTTCGGGGACGTGCGGGTCACGCCCCGACCCTAACCGCAAACTGCGGTTCTTCAACCGGAGACATCATGAAAGAGACCAAACAGGCTTCCGCCTCGCCGGAAGCGCGCGCCGCCATGCATGAGATGATGGCCGCGTTCGAGGCGTTCAAAGGGGCGAATGACGCCCGTCTGGGCGAGATCGAGAAGAAGGCCTGCGCCGATACGCTGCTGGAGGAGAAGGTGGCGCGCATCGACCAGGCGGTGGCGGCGGCCCAGTCGCGTCTGGACCGGGTGATGAGCCAGAACCGTCGTCCGCTCATCGGCGGCGAACCCATTGAACCGGCGGCTGCGCCGGAGGCCAAGGCGGCGTGGGACGGCTATCTGAAGACGGGTCACTCCCCTCAATTGGCGCACGGTCTGGAGACCAAGGCGGGCCTGTCCAGCGGCGCGACCTCGGGCGGCTATGTCGTGCCGTATGAGACTGAGCGGGCCATCGAGCGTCGCCTGATGGCGGCGTCGCCGATGCGTGAGATCGCCACGGTCCGCACGGTGGCGGCGGGCGTGTTCAGAAAGCCGGTCTCGACGGCGGGCGTGGCCTCGGGCTGGGTGGCGGAGACGGCCGCGCGCCCCGAGACGGACCCGGCGACCCTGGCCCTGCTGGAGTTCCCGTCGGCGGACCTGTACGCCAATCCCGCGGCGACCCAGGCCCTGCTGGACGACGCCATGGTCGATCTGGACGAATGGCTGGCCGCCGAGGTCGAGGACGCCTTTGCGGCGCAGGAGACCCAGGCCTTCGTCAACGGCGACGGGACCAACAAGCCGCGCGGCTTCCTGAGCTATGCGACGGTGGCGGATGCGGGTCAGACCTGGGGGCAGATCGGCTATGTCGCCTCGGGCGCGGCGGGTGGTTTTGCGACGACCAGCCCGGCGGACAAGCTGATCGACCTGATCTATGCGCCCAAGGCCCAGTACCGTCCGAACGGCCGTTTCGTGATGAACCGCAAGACGGTGTCCAGCGTGCGCAAGTTCAAGGACGCGGACGGCAACTACATCTGGCAGCCGGCGACGCGGCTGGGCGAGACGGCGTCCCTGCTGGGCTATCCGGTCACCGAGATCGAGACCATGCCGGATGTGGCGGCCAACAGCCTGTCGATCGCGTTCGGCGATTTCCAGCGCGGCTATCTGATCGTGGATCGGGCGGGGGTGCGGGTGCTGCGCGATCCCTATTCGGCCAAGCCCTATGTGCTGTTCTACACGACCAAGCGCGTAGGCGGCGGGGTGCAGAACTTTGACGCCATCAAGGTGATGAAGTTCGCGGCCGCCTGACGGCGGCAGTGATGAGCAGCGAGTGGCGAGTGGCGAGAGCCGCTCGCCCATTCGTTCGATGACCAACCGGCGATGTGCGGCATTGATTAGGGCGATGCTCGTCGCTCGTCACACGCCACTCGCCACTATCGAGCAAAGCGAGATTTCCATGGCCGCACCGGTGACGCTGGCGGAGGCGAAGCTGTTTTTGCGCGTCGAGCATGAGGCCGAGGACGGTCTGATCCAGACGCTGATCGAGGCGGCCAGGGCGCGGGTGGAGGGGGATGTGGGGCTGAGCCTGACGTCGACCTCGCCCGCGCCGCTGCGGCTGGCGATCCTGATGCTGGCGTTGAGGGCCTATGAGCGGGGCGAGCCGGAGATGGCGATGGCCCCGGTCGAGGCCTGGCTGGCGCCTTACCGCGTGGTGCGGCTGTGAGGGTGCTGGCCGGGCTGTATCGGGTGGTGGAGGCCGAGACGCCTTATGGCGGGCGCAGCGTGACGTTCGAGGCGGTCGGATCGACCTGGCTGAAGTGCGGAGCGCGCAGACGGGGCGAACGCGGCGACGGCGACCAGAGGCGCGTGACCGAGAGCCTGACGGCGGAGGCGCGCGACGATCCGCGTCTGGCCGTCGGGCGGGTGCTGAGGTTCGGCGGCGCGGACTGGGCCGTGATGACGGTCGAAGACCTGCGGCCCGGTCGGACGAAGCTGGGACTGGAGCGGACGCGATGATCAATCATGAGAACGCGCTGCAGAAGGCGATGCTGGCGGCGCTGAAGGCGGATGTGGCGACCGACGCGCTGCTGGGCGGACGGATCTGGGATCAGGCGCCGGAGGATGCGGACCTGCCGCATCTGGTCATCGGGCGTTGCGACAGCCGCCCGGTGGCAGCGGACGGATGCGGGGTCGAACAGACCCTGACCCTGACCGGCGTGTCGCGGTTCGCAGGAACGCAAGAGGCCAAGGCGGTCGCGGCGGCGGTGCGCGCCTGTCTGCATGAAGGCCGTCTGGAGGCGGACGGGGTGCGGACGGTGTCGCTGCGCGTGACCGCCAGCGAGGTGTTTCGCGCGGGCGACGGACGACGGACCTGGGCGGTGGTGCGGCTGAGAGCCGTGACGGAAGAAACGGGAGAGAACTGATGGCGGCACAGGCGGGCAAGGATGTCTTGCTGAAGATCGAGGGCGCGCCCGAGACGTCTCCGGGCGTGTTCACGACGGTGGCGGGGCTGCGGGCGCGGACCATTTCGCTGAATGCGAAGACAGTCGATGTGACCGACGGCGACAGCGCCGGGCGGTGGCGCGAACTGCTGGCGGGGGCGGGCGTGAAGTCGGCGGCGGTGTCGGGGCAGGGCATATTCCGCGACGCGGCGTCGGACGCCTTGGTGCGCGAGGCCTTCTTTGATCAGGCGGCGAAACGCTGGCGGCTGGTGGTGCCGGACTTCGGCGTGCTGGAGGGGCCGTTCCTGGTGGCGGCGCTGGAATACGCGGGAGAACATGAGGGGGAGGCGACCTTCGCCCTGAGCCTGGCCAGCGCAGGCGCCATCGGGTTCAGCGCGATCTGATGGCGGCGAACGGGGTGAGGGGCGAGGTCGAGGTCGTTCTGGGCGGCGAAAGGCGTCGGGTCTGTCTGACGTTGGGGGCGCTGGCGGAGATCGAGACGGGTCTGGGCGTCGCCGGTCTGGCGGCTGTGGCGGCGCGGATGAAGGCGCTGTCGGCGTGCGATCTGCTGATCGTTCTGGCGGCCCTGCTGCGCGGGGGCGGCGAGGGGCAGGCGGCGGATCAGCTGGGTGAATCAATGATTGATTTGCGCGAAGCGGCTCAGGCTGTGGCCCTGGGCTTCGCGGCGGCGGCTGCGTGATCCTGCACGCTGTGACGCCGTGGGGCGCGATGCTGAGGATCGCCGCCCAGATCGGCGTGCCGCCGGACGCCTTCTGGCGGCTGTCGCTGAAGGAATGGCGGATGCTGAACGAGGCGCCAGGCGGGACGACGCCCATGGGGCGGCAGGCCTTGAAGCAACTGATGGAGGACTGGCCCGATGGCGGATGACACCCGGCGCATGGACGACGTGGCGCAGAAGACGGCGGAGGCCGCAGCGGCGCTGGAGGCGCTGAAGGCCCCGGCGGAGAACGCCGCCGACGCCATCGAGACGGCGTTCGGACGGGCGGGCAGCAGTTTGGCCCGGTCGCTGGCGCGGGCGGCGTCGGACGGAGAGGTGTCGCTGTCGGAACTGGCGCGGGCGGTGCTGAACGCGGTCAATGCGGCGGCGGGCGCCAAGGGTGGCTTGAGCGGCGCGATCCAGGCGGCGATGAGCAGTTTCGGCGGGGCGCGAGCGGACGGCGGGCCGGTGTTGGGCGGCGGGGCCTATCTGGTCGGAGAGCGCGGGCCGGAGGTGTTTCGTCCAGCGTCAGGCGGGGCCATCGAACCGGTCGGCGGCGGTGCGGGCGTGACGGTCAATGTGTCGGTGGACGGCGGGGTTCCGGCCCTGCTGCGATCAGAGGCGCAGGTGGCGCAGATGCTGGCGCGGGCCGTCAGTCTGGGTGCGCGCCGGATGTAG